AATACTCCTCAAGCAAAAAGAGAAACTATGTTTATTCAAATGTTAGAATCTCTTCAAGAAGTTGAGGCAGAATTAATATGTCTTGTAAAAGATAAGCAATTGCATAAAAGGTATAAAGTTACTAAAGTAGTAGTTCAAGAAGCATTTCCTGATATTGTTTGGGGATAAAGTGAAAAGTAAAATTAGAGTTATAAAAGAAAATTGTGATTTATCTGCAGCAAAAGATAAATCACTTCCTTTAGATTCTTACATTGTTGAATATGACAATGGTGATGGAGTTTGTATTGATATATCACAAGGATTGCGAGTAGATATTTTTGACCATTATTATGATAGATATGGAAATGTTATTTCTATGAAATGGACTGATGGAAGGGTAAATCCAAAACTTTATAGCGAGCAACAAAAGAAAAAGAAAAAATAAATGGGAAAACATTATCTACTAAATCTGTATGGTTGTTCGTTTGTTCTTCTGGATGATGAGCGCTGTCTTATAGACCTATTGGAAAATGCAGCAGCAGCAAGTGGAGCAACAGTGGTTCAGACTGTATCTAAAAAGTTTGAACCACAAGGAGTAACTGTACTCTGTTTGTTGTCTGAAAGTCACATCAGCATTCATACTTGGCCTGAAGAAGGAAAGGCTGCAGTAGATGTGTATACTTGTGGGGATTGTAATCCTAAGATTGGATGTGATATTATTATACAGCAGCTCTATGCACAAACCCACACTCTTAGTTACATTGAAAGGTAAATGCTAAATAACCCTATATGGAGACTACATATGCTCTCTACCCAGTATAGACTACGCTTAGAGGCAATTTGTGCAAAGATTGTACAACATGAAGAAGTAAGTCTAGAAGATATGATCTGGGCAGAAAAACTTTCAAGAGTTAATAGAACTGCAACAACAATGTTGAGGCAAGCAAGAAGGAAAGCAGAGAATCCTGATATGCAGGAGGGTGATTTGGACGACTTCCTCAATCAATTAGATATTGGTGGATTAGGTAACGAAAGATTTGGTGTCAATAGATTTAATAATGTAGATGATATTGTAGATTTCTTCAAAGAAGATAAACCAGAAGATTGGAGACAAAGAGACTAAACTGTATAAGTAAGTAGGCATAAATTTTTGTTAAGGAATCCTGACAAATACCATACATAATGTTAGAATTATGAGGTCATACAAATGAAAGAAATTCTTTGTGATGATATTCTTTGTGCGTGGAGGTCATTATGCACAATCTTATTTCTTACAATCAACTTGCATCTTGGAATCATTTAGAAAATACAATTAGTAAATTTACTGAGGAAAACGAATTGATGAATGATTACTTTAATTGTTTAATTGAGTGTGATAATAATCAACAACAATGTAAAAAAATCTGTAGAGAGATATTAAAACAATTGTAATGATGGTTGGGGGAGTTGCTCTCCCCCTTTTTTTATGTTAGAATACCTGAAAAGAATTAACTTATGAACAAAGAAAGAGTAAAATTAATAGTCAAAAATATGGAACTATTAATTGATTCACTTAAAAAAGAATTAAATGAAACTGAAACTGAAGATGTAGGAGAACAAATCATAACTACAATTCCTTATGTAGAAGATTATGATGAGGTATTTTCTGGATGAGACTTAAAAAAATGTTAAAGTTGCTCAAAGAAGCAACAAAAAATAATGGGTCAATCTATACTCAAGCAGAATTAAATTATATGAATAATCAACTTGAAGTGATTGAAAGCGAATTAAAAAAATTAGAACATAGAGACTATAAAGGATTTGGAAAAAAGTATGAAACCAATAGTTAAATTTGTTAGTGTAACTCCAGATGCAGAAAAGGCTATGGCATATATTGCCAGAGTTTCTAATCCATCAAATCAGGATAATGACAATTATGCAGGTCTTCTGAAGTATTGTATTAAGCACCAACACTGGTCTGTGTTTGAGCAGTCACACATGTCCCTTGAGATTGAAACTACAAGGGGAATTGCTGCACAGATTTTGAGGCATAGGAGTTTTACATTCCAAGAGTTTTCTCAAAGGTATGCTGATACAAATCTTCTTTCTGAACATATTCCTATCCCAGATTTGCGTAGGCAAGACACAAAGAATCGTCAAAACTCAATTGATGACATCTCTGAGTATGTAAAATTAAAACTTCAAGGAGAAATTTCAGGGCATTTTATTGCATCTAAAAATCTTTATAATCGTCTTTTGGAAGCAGGAGTTGCTAAAGAATGTGCAAGGTTTGTTCTACCTCTTGCAACACCAACAAGAATTTACATGACTGGTTCTTGTAGGAGTTGGGTACATTACATTCAACTTAGAGAAAAGAATGGGACTCAAAAAGAACATATGGATATTGCTCTTGAGTGTAAGAAAATATTCATTGAACAATTCCCATCAGTATCAGAAGCTCTTGAATGGGTCTAAATAAATTATCTTGAATTTGTAACTTATGGCATTATATCCCATTATCCATGTAGAAACTGGTGAAAAAAAAGTAGTTGAAATGAGTGTTCATGACATTATGGAATGGTATAAAGACAATCCTGAATGGAAAAGGGATTGGTCTGAAGGATGTGCAACTCCAGGAGAGGTTGGTGATTGGCGTAACAAGTTAATCAGCAAGAGACCTGGATGGAATGACGTTCTCGAAAAGGCATCAAAAGCACCTGGATCACGAGTAAAAAAAATCTAATGGCAAGAAACAGAAGAAGAAACACAGGAGATTCTCCTATTGGTATTGGCACTACAGCAAGAAACAGGAAAAAGAAAAAACCAATTAGTGCAGAAAGTTTAGTTGATATTCAACCATTAACTGCAAATCAAAAGATACTTTTTGAGTCTTACAAACAAGATAAGCACTTGTTTGTTTATGGTTGTGCTGGAACTGGTAAAACATTTTGTGCATTATATTTGGCACTCAAGGATGTTCTTGATGAATTAACACCATATGATAAAATTGTTATTGTAAGGTCACTTGTGTCTACAAGGGAAATTGGGTTTCTTCCTGGAGACCATGAAGACAAATCAAGTCTTTATCAGATTCCATACAAGAATATGGTAAAGTATATGTTTGAACTCTCAAGTGATTCTGAGTTTGAAATGCTTTATGGCAATCTTAAGTCTCAAGAAACAGTTACTTTTTGGAGCACATCATTCATTAGAGGAACTACTTTAGACAACTCTATTATCATTGTAGATGAAAGTCAGAACCTTAATTTCCACGAGCTTGATTCTATTATCACTCGTGTTGGTGATAACTCAAGGATTGTATTTTGTGGTGATGCTACACAATCTGATTTAACTAGAAATAACGAAAAGGATGGTATCCTAAACTTTATGAAAATTATTCAAAGAATGCCTGAGTTTGAATCAATTGAGTTTGGTGTAGAAGATATTGTCAGGTCTGGATTAGTCAAGTCTTACATTGTGAATAAAATGGCAGCTGGATTTTAATGTTTAGACATATTGATATGAATCTTCCCAAGTTAGAAAGGGAAGAAATTGATGGGGTAAGATATTATAAACTACCTGGAGAGGATAAACTTTCCAGGTTAGTTTCTATTACATCAGTTACAAGTTTTCATAATAGACATATTTTTGAAAACTGGCGAAAGAAAGTTGGAGAAGAAGAAGCAAACAGAATTAATAAGAAAGCAACAAGTCGTGGTACTGATTTGCACTCTTTAGTAGAAAATTATCTTCTTAATGAACATCTTCCAGAAGTTCAACCAATTTCAAATTTTCTATTCAAAATTGCTAAGGAAAAACTTGGCAACATAAATAACATTCATGCTCTTGAAAGTTCTCTTTATAGCAAACAGTTAGGCATTGCAGGAACTGTAGATTGTATTGCTGAATATAATGGTGAACTGGCAGTCATAGATTTCAAGACATCTAAAAAACCAAAACCAAAAAATTGGGTTGAACATTATTTTGTTCAGTGTGCTGCATATGCTTGTATGTTTTATGAAATTACAGGCATCCCAGTTAAGAAACTGGTCATCTTAATGGCATGTGAAGATGGGGATTGCGTTGTCTATGAAGAGTATGATAAAATGAAGTATATTAGGTTACTAAATGATTACATTAGAGAATTTGTTCAATCTAAACTACAAGAATATGGAAGATAAATTAAAAGACGCATTAGAACTAAAGTTCCTATGTCCAGCAAAGTTTTCTCAAATCATAGAAGAACTTGTGAAGACAAACGAAGAAATGAATTACATAGATGCTATAGTTCATTACTGCGAAGAGAATGGATTGGAAGTAGATTCTGTATCTAAACTTATTAGCAAACCACTAAAAGAAAAAATTAAGTGTGATGCTATCAACTTAAACTTTTTGAAAAGAACATCCAGAGCTAAACTTTTGATATGACCTCCTTTGATGCTTATAAAACTTACCTTGCACTGAAGAACCACTTTAGTAAACCAAAGTATGACTACTTCAAATATGCAGGTAAGTCCAGAGCATCAGTAGAAACATTTAACAAACGTAAAGATAAGTATTGGTTTGAGAGAATTAGTAGACAAAAAAATGACCAGGAAATAAAAGATTTCTTTGTTGCTAATTTTGTGAAAAGTGATAATCCACAGTCAATGTGGATTGGGCAATTGATGCGTGAAGGTGAGGACTGTTATAAGGAATGGTCTAAAAGACAACAAAGTTTGTCTTACATTTTTAAACAAGAGTCAGAAGATTTGTTGTCATCAGGAACCATAGATGAGATTCTTGATGCCTCAAGGCAACATCCAATCATTCTTAAAATGTTCCTGAGCGGGAAAATTAGTATAGAAACACTAGTGGTTTGGGATAAAATTTTCCTGTTCAGGAACAATTTTGATAAGCAACTTTTGGACCCTGTGTGGGAGATAGTGTCTTTAAAGATACAGAAGTATTCTTTGTTTCTAAATATCAGTATACAGGATTACAAAAAAATGTTGAGAAACATTGTAGAGGGGTAATATGGCCTTCTTTGATTCAGAAATAGTTCAGAACGAATTAAAAACTATAGAAAATCTTCAAAGGCATTTGACCAGAGGAGTTTTGAGACTACCAATAATGTCAAAGGCAGAAAAGCTTGAGCATGTAAATTTGTTATCTGAACTATTAGAGAAACAAAAAATCCTGTATACCAGATTGTCATTGTCAGATGACCCTCAAGCCATAGAAAAAAAGAATGAAATTATTGAATCATCTAAACTTTTAGGTTATGGCAACCCTTCAAATATGAATCTGGTTTTTGAAAATATGCAAAAGGTTATTGCCAGACTCAAGAAAGAAGCAGAGGTTGACAAGTAACCTTTGTTTTGTTATGATGTCTGTGGATAACTAATCCAATCAATCCAACTAATCCGAGGTAATCTAATGTCTTTTTCGGACCTTAAGAAAAAATCAAGTCTTGGTTCACTCACTTCTAAACTGGTTCAAGAAGTTGAGAAAATGAATTCAAGCAGTGGTTCTACAGATGAACGTCTGTGGCGACCTGAAGTGGATAAAGCAGGCAATGGGTTTGCTGTTATTCGTTTTCTTCCTGCACCATTGGGTGAGGAACTTCCTTGGGCAAAGGTTTATACCCATGCCTTTCAAGGTTCTGGTGGATGGTTTATTGACAACTGTCTGACCACACTGAATCAAAACTGTCCTGTATGTGAGGCAAACAGGGAACTGTGGAACACAGGAAGTAAAGCAAATCAAGATATTGTTCGTGATCGTAAGCGCAAACTGTCTTACTATTCCAACATCTATGTTGTTCAGGACAAAACACATCCTGAAAATGAAGGAAAGGTATTCCTTTATAAGTTTGGCAAAAAAATCTTTGATAAGATTACTGCAGCAATGCAACCAGAGTTTGATGATGAAACTCCCATTGACCCATTTGATTTTTGGAAAGGTGCTAATTTCAAACTGAAAATCACCAAGAAAGATGGGTATTGGAACTATGACAAGTCAGAGTTTGGTAGTTCAGAACCACTCTTTGATGATGATGATGTTATGGAAGCAGTCTGGAAAAAGACTTATTCTCTTGCTGAATTTACTGATGCAGAGAAGATGAAAACCTATGAACAGTTGAACACTCGTCTGAAAGCTGTTCTTGGTAAGAAACCAGTTCAACAAGATGAATCATTTGATGATGAAGATGATGAACGTGGTCCTGTTCCTACTAATGAAGAACTACTGCAGGGAAAATCTGGTGGAACTCGCTCACAAAAGAGTTCTGTATCTTCTAATGAAGATGATGATGACACCCTTGCATACTTTGCCAGGTTGGCTGAAGAGTGATTATCTTGGGGAGAGGACTCTTAAGTTCTCTCCCTTTTTAGTGTTGTCATTAATATATTGAGAAGAGAATCCATAAGACATAATAGTTCTTAAATCATCAAGAGCAGCTTGTAAGAATCTTGGTCTTAAAAGATAAATGTTTCTCTTCTTATCATTCTGTGCAATCTCATACTCATAGATACTGACAAGTTTAACTGGAGTTTCTGTAATGGTTAAGTTTGTTCTTTCATCATAGTAAGTTACAGAAAAATTAGAATCCACAATTTTGCCTGCAGGAACAATCAGTCTTCCTCTTGAATCAGACAAAGGAGTTGTTTCATAATGATGTGGTGATGCTAACTCTGCTTCTGTATATTTTCTTTCTAAGTAATCAGTAAACTCTGAATCAGACAGTGGCCATTCAGTTCTTACATTTAGGATATTGTTGGAGATTAAAACTAACCAATCATAGGTAGGACTTCCATAAGTTTTTTCTGCTACTTGTTCTGGTCGCTCTTCACCAATAATTTTATACTTGGTGAACACAGTTGCAGACTGGAAAAAGTCATCACGAATCTTTGCTCTACGAAAAAGATTTTTGACTCTTGCATAATCATATGAAGAGTTTCTGTTTGGATTTTGTGACTGATAAAGTAAGTCTGATACTTCTCTGAAATACGTCATTATCTTCCTCCTGGATTTATTCCTGGTAGACCTATTCCTGGTAAACCGTTTGCTAGATCATTTGGCAGTCCTATTCCAGAAGAAGGTGTTGGGGATTCTGAAGACCCAGTAATTTTATATTCAGACCCTTCAGGACCTATGCTGTTTTCTGCTCCATCACCTTCTGCATCATATTCATCATTATAAACTGGAGTAAGTTCTGTAAATGCAAGTTGCATTACTGTTGCTATTGGTTGAGATCCATTTGGTCCATCATAGGCAGCATAAAATCCATCAGGAGTATAGTTGACTGTACAAGATACTAATGCACAAGTTTTTATTCTTCCAATACCCTCAATATCTTTATCTGCTCCAGTTACAAATTTTAATTTAAAAACATTTGGAGTTCCAAGATATATTGATTTTTCTGCTACTGTGCTTCTTCTTGGAGCCATTCCTTTTTTGAAGAATTTTACAATACTTCTAATATTTCTTGCTTCATCTGCACTTCTTGGCGTCATTTTAAAACTAAATCCAAACTGTCTTAGTTTTGGACCATTAAATAAAAGTTCTAAGTTTGGATTAATAGCAACTCCAGTAACTCTGTTTAAATATGCTTCTGGGTCTACGTTTATTCCTCCAAGTTTTATTAAAGATGCTGCAGCATTTGTAGTTAAAAATTGATTCAACCTGTTTTTAGTTTGACCACTAAATAAAGTTTCTCCAAGTCCTCTAACTGCATCTATTGATTCTCCAGGATTAGCAGTGGCAAGTCCTTGAGCAGCACGAGCAGCAGGATTCATTAAAGCTGCAGCAATAGTTGATAGGGAACTTTCTCCCCATGCAGTTTGGTTTGTTTCTGAAATATCATTAGGCATAGGTAATACAACCATACCTAAAGATTTTGTTAATTGAGAATCTCTATTTCCCAATAATTCAGATATTTGATTTATATTTGTATTGGCAGCAGTGATACCAGAAGGGACATATTCAATTTGAGTTATCATAATTCTATCTTGTCCATTATCAATAGATGTGGGATATTTTAAAAATGATTCTTTTAAAGCTCCAAATGTATTTGTTGTATCAAAGTTTTCTAATTGACTTCCTAATCCAGTAAGTGCTTGTGGATCTATGTTTGCATTTGGATTTTCTGAATTTGGTCCAGTAGCAATTGGATTTTGATCTAAATTGGGGTCAGTTGGTGTTGATGTTTGTAATGATGATGCAAGTTGAGGTGCTAGTCCAGATCTAGTATTAACTGCAGCATTAATAACTTGGTTTTGAACTGCTTCATAGTAAGGACTTCCAGGAGTGTTTAATGATGCTATAGCAGCAGCACCTAAAATAGGATCTCCAACTTTTGCGCCAGGAGGAAGGGAATTTTCTGATCTATAATTAAGTGTTCTAAATGTTTTCCCACCATCATTACTATAAGCTGCTATAGAATATCCTCCAGGGTCAAAATTGGATGTACTTGTAGGAGTTCCTCCACCAAAAGTATTTCCAGCACTATCTCTTCCTCCTGGAATTGCAGAATAATATACATAAATTTCGCTTGAAGTCACAGTTCCTGAAGAATCTTCTTCGTATTTTACAATTGTTCTAGTTGGCAAATTAACTCCATTTACAGTTGGAGTTGTTTGTTCTCCATATAAAAATTTTACTGTATCAGCCATTCTTATCTACCCCACACCTTGTCTGAACGGATTGGTATCTCTACCCCACCCAAGTCCCTTACAAATTCTTCTACTGGTAATAGACACATAGTTTGCCATTCTTGTTGTGCTAATATCAAGTAAGGGCTTCTTACCTCTGATAATAAGTATTTATGTGCTCCTTTACGAAACTTTGGGATTCTATCTTCCATTAAACTCATCACAAGACCCATTCTTTGTTCAGGAGAATAGTAATGTAAGTTCACTGCAAAGAATGACCTTGCATCCATTTCTAAAACAAATGCTAAAGGATACTTATCATAAAAGGGAAGGTCTCTTCTTGTCTTTGCTTTATACTTATAAAGCATTAAGTTGAATAGCAAAGGAAATGATGTGCTTCTATTTTGGTCTCGCTCCAAAACATCTCCAACTTCATCTGCCCTTTCTTCTGTTATAATATTTTCAGGACTTTTATCAAATACTTTTTCTCTATACCATTCTCTTGGTTGACTTCTTCCTCCAGTCTCTTCTTGGATTTCTTCGAAGATAGTTTTATAAGCCATTATACCCCCAAGTGGTCTTCAGTCAATATTTGAAACTCCCATCTTCTATCCTCACAAAATTCTTTTGCTGCTTTCCATTTTGCTTGGTTCTTAGCAAACTCTTTTATTTCATACATTTGCTTTTGTGACACACGCTTTTGTGCTTTAGGTCCTTCAACTTGTCTTTTTGGTTTTATTTCAATCAAACTTTCTTTGATATTACCTTTACTATCTTTGTATTTTATAAAAAAGTCAGGAAAATATCTATGTACTCTTCTATCTATTGGTGACAAATAAGGAATCCAAATTTCTTCTGATGCCCACTTCATTATATTTTCATTCAAATCACAGTAGGTCATAAACTTTCTTTCCCACAATGACCTGTAGACAATATTGTTTGGGTCTCCTATGTATTTTTGTGGATAAGAAGGTTTGTATATTCCTTTATAACTCATACATATAATATAGGCACTTCAAAGTATTTAGATGGCAGTAGATTACACTAAGTTGTATTATAAAACTGATGATATATTAAAGAAATTTAAACCTTCTTTATCTAATTATTTTAATGTGCATGTAAGTGCTGACTATGATGGTATCAACCAATCTTTTGAAAAGGATATAGATTTTTTGGCATATGAGGCAGTTCTTCCAGGAACTTCATATGAAACCACGCAAGTATTTGGAGACAGACAAGGAATCACAGAAACATTTGCAAATAAAAGAGTTTATCCTCCTGTAGATATAAGTTTTTATATTGATAATAACTATAATATTTTAAGATTTTTTGAAAGTTGGATGGGATATATTAGTCCAAATTCAGGGGTTCCTTATGAGTCATATCAAAAGTTTAATTATCCTCAAAATAATGGATTAAGTGGATATAAAAAAGAAGTTATTATAACTAAATTTGAAAGAAATTTTAGAACCCCTGACCAAAGATTAGTTGAGAATGGAGTATATGATGTTCCTGATAGTAACTGCACTTATATTTTAAGAAATGCTTATCCAACTAATGTAATTGCAGTTCCAGTTTCATATGAAGGCGCAAATATATTAAGAACAACAGTAACATTTAATTATGATATTTACAGATTTGAAAAGTCTGATGGAAAACCAATAAATGGTGATGGTGGAAATTCAAGTGCTCAACCTGGAGGAGATTCTGGAGCAACATTGGGGGAATTAAATAGACAAGTTAGATTGATTAATGAAAATATTCCTATCACTGGATTAAATCCTAACCCAAGAGATGTGGGATAAATAACTAAACCTGAATTTTATATTTTAATATGCCTTTACCTACAGTTGCAACTCCAACCTATGAGTT